TAACGTCAAGCAGTATGATCCTGTTCGTAAGAAATCAATCTCACATGACAACCCGTCTTACTATCTCTTTGAACATATTATGAAGGGTGATTCTGGTGACGGTATCCCAAACATACTGTCAGACGATGATGTCTTTGTTGTCGAGGATAAGCGTCAGAAACCATTGACTCAGAAAAAAATCGATGCTGCTTGGATCTCAAAAGAATACTTAGTCACAAGAAATTTTCTTCGTAACCAACAAATTGTTGATCTTGACTGCATTCCGTCACACATTAGCGAAGCGATCTTAAATAAATATAACGAAGAAGCAGGTAAGGACCGTTCTAAGTTGTTTAACTACTTTATTAAATATAAACTGAAACATATGATGGAAAACGTGGGTGATTTCTAATGGCAAAAATGGCAATGTCTGAAATACTTAAGCGCTGTGCTGAATTTAAGAAAAAAGAAGAACGTGTATATTCTCTCCAGCAAAACTGTGATGAGCAAACAAAAAAAGTCCTTCAGTTGATGTTTCATCCTGAAGTAAATTTTTTACTTCCTGAAGGCAAACCTCCTTTTAAATATTCTCAATTTAACGAAAATAATATGATCTACTCTGAAGTAAGGCGCCTCTATATTTTTATGGAAGGTGCTCCTGGAACTGAAGGCATCAATCAAACCAAAAGAGAAAGATTGTTTATTGAAATTCTACAGGCAGTTGCGCCTGATGATGCAGACCTTCTTATTGCAATGAAGGATAAGAAAAGCCCGTATCCTGGGTTAACTAAAGATGTTGTTGTTGCAGCGTTTCCGGAGATGTTCCCTACATGACTAAAGTTACAAAATATCACAAGTTTGATGTTAAGAGTAAAAAGAAATCTTTTAATAATTTCTATGTGGATGAAGAAAATGTGACTATTAAAGATATTAAACGAGATCAAAACCATAAGCGATACCGAAACTATGATAATGTGCTTAAGACTAAAAATGTGAATGCCTTAATGGAATACGAGGAAATCTAGAATGTCTAACGAAGTTTGGTTTGCTATTTTTTATACATGTTTAGTAGCTGCCATTAGTTTTTTCTATAATTGGGTAGGATATCGTGAAGGTATCCATGATACAATCCAAGCACTAAGAGAACATGAACCAAAAGCAGTAGATCGTGCAATAATGAAATTAAGAGGAAATGATGACTAATCAACAACAGCTCTGGGATAAGCCTTTGACACCTATGCTTGATGAATATTTTAACCCCAAGCATGACAAGCCAACCATGTCTGATCTAGTAGAACAAGAGATGAAGACAATGGGACTTAATGCAAAGAATCCTAATGACATTAAAAAGTATTGGGAAACGAAGGGCATTACTACACATGCCTAACTACACATTCTACAATAGGAAACTAAAAAAAGAAGTTATCGTTACTATGCCTATTGCAGATCTAGATAACTTCATCGTAATCAACCCTCAACTAGAACAAGTAGTAACAGCTCCTGCAATTGCAGATCCTGCCCGATTAGGTCTTAGAAAACCTGATGCGGGTTTTCGTGATGTTCTAAAGAGAGTGAAGAAAGCAAGCGCAAAGAGGAATACTATTAATACCTGGTAATGCACATAACAAGGATATTAAATGGAAAGAATCTCACGCTCAGAAAAAAGACAACAAAAACAAAAGAAGCGCAATGAGGATCAACATCAACAACAAAAGAAACAAGCAGCATTTATCCTAAAAGACATTGAACCAATCACTCGAAACCAAGAATTAGTTTTTAGGGACTTCAGTAATGGAAAACACTTACTTATCCACGGACTACCAGGCACAGGTAAATCATACATCTCTCTCTTTCTCGCACTTTCAGAAATTGAAAATTTTAAATCATATCGCAACATCACTATCATCAGATCAGTCGTCCCATCTCGAGACATGGGATTCTTACCAGGATCGATTAAGGAAAAATCAAAGATTTATGAACTCCCATATCAAGCGATCTGCGCTGAGCTCTACGGTCGTGGAGATGCCTATGAAGTTCTTAAGAACAAAGGATTGATTGACTTTCAAACATCTTCTTTCCTTCGGGGGTTGACAATTGATAACAGTATTGTTATTGTTGATGAGTGTCAGAATATGACTTTTCAAGAACTATCAACCATCATCACAAGAATAGGCAACAACTCAAGGATCATCTTCTGTGGTGACTACAGACAAACAGATCTAAAGTATAGTGACGAGAAGGTAGGCATCTTTAGTTTCATGGAGATCCTTCACAACATGACAAAGTATTTCTCATGTGTTGAGTTTCAAATTGAAGATATTGTTAGATCAGGACTTGTTAAAGATTTTATTATTAAGAAAACATTACTTGAAAATAGACAACATGAAAAAGTGAATATACCTTATGGATCTCATGGCGGATATAACCCAACCCAAGCAGTTCACGCACCTATCTAATGGATTCATCTTTGAACAACTAGAACAGATCAACTCAGACACCGGAAGGACATACAAAACCCCTTCCGGTGTTATCTATCCATCGATCACTACAGTTGTCGGTGATGAGTCAAAAGCATCTATTGCTGCTTGGCGAGAACGTGTTGGTCATGAAGAAGCAATCCGTATCTCAACTAAAGCAACGACTCGTGGCACTCGTATTCATACAATGTGTGAGCTTTATGTAGACAACATTCCCCTCGTCAAAAAAGTATATTCCTATCTAGATCTTGAGATGTTCAATCAGATCAAGAAAATCCTTGATGAGAATGTTAATAACATTCATATGCAAGAGGAACGACTGTATTCTGATTACTTAGAGATTGCAGGAACAGTTGACTTGGTCGCAGAATATAATGGTGTTATATCAATCATTGACTTCAAGACATCGACTAGGATAAAGGATGTTGCATACATCAAAGGATACTTGATGCAAGCATCTGCTTATGCAATCATGTATGAAGAAAGAACAGGAATACCTGTCAATCAAACAGTTATTATCATCGGTGTTGATGATGAACCTGTTCCTCAAGTATTCATTCAAAAACGTGATGATTATGTTCCACAATTACTTGAGACACGTAAACGATATAAGGAAAAACACGGAATATGAAACTACAAGAATTTGAACGTGAAAGGATTCGTAAATTTCTGTATGATTATATTAATGATATCTGTATTGAAAGAAAAAAATCAAACGATATTAACGACTACAGATGTCAATTTTTTTTACGCAGAGGATTTTTTAATTTAGAATTTCTTTCTTATGTTGGATATTTGTTTTGGGATAAATTTGCTGATGAATATAAACAAACTCCTTTTCAAATTGCGGGGGTAGAAACAGCATCTACACCTTTGTTGTTAGCAATTTTAATGACAGCACCTGCTTTTGAATGTGAAGATATTAATTGTTTTTCTATTTGTAGAAACAAATCTCCCAATCAATTTGAAGGTATTGTAAATCCTGATCTGCCTGTCTTTATTGTAGATGATATATGTAACACACAGAAAACAATTGTTTTAGCTGCTAGATACTTAAAGCAAGCAAAATTAAATATTTTCTATAAAGCATTTGCAGTTGTTTATAAAGATCATGATATTTCTAAACAACTTGAAGTAAAAACAAATTTAAATTCTGAAAATACAAATTATCTTTTATATAATAATATAGAACATCTATTTAAATTTAGAGAATTTGTATTAGAATATGATGCTTATCAAATGAGTAAGAAATTTAACATATAGGAAAGAAAATGCATTTACAAAATTTCTGCAAAGTGAAAGAAAATAGTTTGTCACCAGAAATGTGTGATGCAGTTATTGATACATTTAATAATAATACAGAACTACATGAGAGATATGACAGCAACAAGAGACCAAACTTTACACAATTTAATTTTACTAAACATCGAGATCGTAATGTTGAGTTACATGATGCAATCGCTCAAGAAGCATTAAAAGCAATTGCAGAATATAAGTATGATGTTAAAGAAACATCTTTTTGGTCGACAAAATATTCCTTCGAACAGTTTAGAATAAAACATTATCTCAATGACGGAAACGACCAGTTTGACACTCATATTGATGCTTCAACATACGAAACTAGTAAAAGATTTTTTGCTTTTTTTTGGTATCTCAATGATGTTGAAGAAGGCGGAGAAACAGAATTTGCTACCCTCTCATTAAAGATTAAACCGAAGAAAGGAACTTTGTTTATGTTTCCGCCTCTTTGGATGTATCCACACAAAGGCAACCCTCCTATCACTAATGATAAATATCTCCTGAGTTCCTATTTACATCATTCTGCAGGTTGATTATGAAATTACAAGAATTTGAACGTGAAAGATTAAAAAAATATCTCTATGACTATATTAATGATATCTGTATTGAACGAGCAAAACGTGGTGAAAAAACATTAATATCATCATATGATCATACTAAAACTAACTCATGGCAATTTTATCTTCGTCGAGGACTATTTAATTTAGAATTTCTTTCTTATGTTGGATATTTATTCTGGGATAAATTTGCAGACGAATATCATAAAACCCCATTTCAAATTGCAGGATTAGAAACAGGGGCAACACCTGTAACTTTTGGTATCTTGATGTCTGCTCCTGCTTTTGAATGTGGTGATGTTAATTGTTTTACTATTCGAAAAGAAAAAAAGAAATACGGATTACTTAATAGATTTGAAGGAATAGTTAAACCCAATTTACCTGTTCTTGTTGTTGATGATCTTTGCAATACTAAAGGAACAATTGCTCAATCATTTTTTTTTCTAAAAGAAGAAAAAATTGATATTTTTTATAAAGCATTTGCTATTGTATATAAAGATGAAAACGATGAAATAGACAAAGATGCTATTGACTATATTGAGCATTTATTTAAGTTTCGTGAGTTTGTTCTTGAATATGATGAATATCAAATAAGTAAAAAATTAAATTTACTGGTTGACATTATACCGAATACTTGTTATAAATAATATGCTGATGTTGATGACATCTAGTAGAATAGACACTGAGGACCCGGGGGCAGTACCCGGCGCCTCCACCATAGATACACGAACTGCAGACAGGTGGCAAGTACGTTCTTTAGAACCGAGGGCTGGGATTCCTGTAGTAGGACAAACAACTACTTCGTGTATCTTTGATGGGGGCGAAATAGGATCGACTGGTGTAATAAAAACGAGATCGAGACAGAAAGCAAACGTATTAGATGCAAACGATAATGCACCTATCGCTTACCGCCTAGCAGCGTAAGCATGAGTTCGGGGAGTACTTGGAAACAGAAACTCCCCACCACACAACAAACACAAACACAGGAGAATAACAATGACAAAAACACCTTTTGAAATTCGTATGGACGTGCTTAACATGGCACAGAATCAACTTCAAAATGAATACTATGCGAAGTTAGAGCAAGCTCGTGAAATTCAAAATGCTGAATGGCGAGAAACAGTAATCAAAGAATTGAAGTATCCTTGCAAAGAAGATATTCTTTTCTTGGCAGAAGATCTCAAGACATTTATTGATAAGAAGTAAATCTATAAATAAAGGATGAGGAAACTTGTCCCCTTACCTATGGAGATTTTAATGACTGTTAAAATAACAAACGTTTTTACTCGTGCTAATACCAGTATTGCTTGGCCTGGAGAAAATTATATTCTTAGTACAAATCATTTGCTTCCTTCAAGATTAAATATAGATTATACTCAGTCGAGCACTTTAAGTGATGATAATTTAATTATGACTACCGTTAGTTTATGGACAAATAAAGAAAAATATTTAGAAGTGAATTTATCTTCTAGTGCGGTTGATACAGAAAATTATGTAAATTCTTGTATGGTAGAAGGTCTAACTTCTGTTAGAACTATTGAAACTGTGTAATATATAATGGAATAAAAATGAAAATTAATAATGTAAAATCG